ATCCGCCAGCTCCGGGAGCAATTCAACGCGATGCGGTTCTACCTGGGGAACGGTCGAGCTACCGAGGCGAACGTTTGCGTGGTCAAGATGTCCGAAATCTTCGACGCGGCTTATGCGGAGACTCTTGCCTTCGACGAAATCAGTCGTTTGATCGAGCTTCGCCGTCGTTTGGTTTCGACGGAACGGGAACGACTGGTAGCGGCTCAGCAGATGATCACAGCGGAAGAATTAGATGCCAGGATCGCCGAAGTCGGTCAAATACTCCGCCAGCGGATCAAAGACCCCATCCTTCTCTCCGCTATCGCTGGAGACCTTCGGTCGATGCAGGTAAGACAACCGGCTACGGGGGGTTGACCTGGACGCACTCAGGGATTCGATTTTCGGGAAGCTGGCAGATCGTCTCGTACCGCCAGAACTCACGGTCGAGAATTCGACCCGCGCCCTCCAGTTTTACGGGGACAATGCGAGACTTTTCGAATACAAGATGGGGGAAGTGATCCTGAGCGGTCCAGCGGATACCGGAAAAACGATCGCTTGCCTCCAGGACTTACACACTTTTTGTTTGACGTTTCCAGGTCTCCAGGCGGCGATGATCCGCCAGACTTACAAGTCGATTGCCTCTTCGTGTTTTGAGTCCTTCGTGAAAAAGGTCGTACCCGGGGGAGTCGTCCGCGTCCGGGGCGGTGACCTGCGCCCGGAGCAGATCGTTTACCCGAACGGGTCGGTGATATGGATCGGTGGGATGGACAACCCCGACAAGGTTCTGTCGTCGGAGCGGGACGTGGTTTACATCAATCAAGCCGAAGAACTCGGACTCAAGTCTTACGAGTACATTACCACCCGCGCCAACGGTCGCGCCGGGAATATGCCCGGTTACCTTATCATCGGGGACTGCAACCCGGGAAGTCCGAACCATTGGATTCTGAAAAGGGAAAAGGCCGGGAAATTGACCCGGCTCGTTTCGACGCACAAGGACAACCCCGAAATTTACAACCCTGTTACCGGGGAGATCACCGAAGGCGGAAAAATCAGACTGCAGTCGTTATCCGGTCTTACCGGGTCGAACCTTGACCGTCTTTACAAGGGGCTGTGGGTGTCTCCAGAAGGGGCGATTTACGAACTCTTTCGCTCCGAGCCCACCGTCGACGGGCAGCCCTCGCACGTCGTTACCCCGTTCCCGATTCCGTCGCACTGGCCACGGATCGTCGGTATCGACCCACAAGGAGCGTACACTGCCGCCGTTTGGCTTGCGTTCGATCCGGGATCGGGAGTCCTTTACTTATACCGGGAATATTTTGAACCTTTCGGCAGAACGACTCCGGAACACGTCAAGGCGATCCTTGACCTATCCCGGGGGGAGTCGATCTTTGCATGGTCGGGAGGTGGCCCGTCGGAAAATCAGGCGCGCACCGATTTTCTCGGTGCAGGGATCCCGCTGTTTGCCCCGGGGATCACGGACGTTTGGTCGGGGATCGACAAGGTCAATCAGCTACTCAGGGATAATGCCCTTTTCATTTTCGCCAACTGTGAGAACATCCTGGGGGAGGTTGGGGACTACCGCCGGATATTAGGGGCGGACGGGTTACCGACCGACAAGATTCACAACAAAGAGCAATACCACACCCTGGACGCTCTCCGCTATGCGGTGATCCTTCTCATGGGTCAACTGGAGACGGTCGGGATCATCGACCTCGCGGAGAACTACCGAATCGGCGCCGATTATTAGGCGTATAATCAATTTAGGCATTTTCACCCAAAAAGGAGTCCATTATGAACAGGAAGCCACCCAAACCACCGACGATCCGCGAACAGGTCGGGTCTTTTATTTACGGTCGTAAGAAGCTCACGAACGAACGACAAGCCATGACGAACCTCGTAAAATCGGCTATGCAGGAGTCCAGGGAAGTTTGGTCTCCCGGTTCTGCCGTTTTCCAGGAACATATCCGGGAAGTGTTGCAGGAGTCGGACGCTTATTGGGACATCATCTCGTCTCTCGACCCGAACTTTGCAATCGGGGTCGGGGTAGGGATGGAATCCGAACGACTCGCGACGGTCTCCAGGTCTCGCCTTGCGTGGCGAAATGATCCGATAACGCAGTGGATCGTCCAGACCTGGACAAACTTCGCTTTCGGCGAGAACGTGCAGATGACGATCATCGACTCCACTACCGACACAAGCGATTCCAGTGTTCCCCTGGACGAAGAGCCACCGGTAACGGTTTACATGACCGCCGAGTCGGTTCTCCAGGAATTCTGGAAGGCAGACCGAAATCATTACGTATTAGGTCAAGATAGGTTACAACGGCTTTCGGACTTGACCCTGGTCGACGGGGAGTTATACCTTATCTTGTATATCTCGACCCTGGATGGGGAAGCGACGATCCGCTACGCACCGACCGACGAAATCGCCGAAATCGTTACCGAAAAGGGAGACTCCACCGTCCCCGTTTATTACAAGCGGCAATACACCGACACCGAAGCGAAGGGAGGCACCCGGACGGTCTACTACCAGGACTGGTTGACGGCGATCGACACCGACGGGGAGGGGAAGCCGGACTTACTACCGAAGGACGCGGTGAAGGCGGAAAGTCTCCAGACCTCGACCTTCGTTTGTATGATCCAGGTCGGGATCAACGTCAAGACAGGGATGCGGGGCTGGCCTCTCATGACTGCCGGGTTACCCTGGGCAAGGGAACACAAACGGTTTCGAGAAGCCCGGGCCGCAGTCGCGCAGGGGATCGCTCAATTTATCCAGAAACTAAAAGCACAAGGGGGATCACGGGCGATCGACTCCATGAAAGCCGTCCTGCAGTCCTCAATGGTCAATACCGGGTATTCTGAAACGAACCCGCCAGCAGTCGCCGGGTCAACGTTCCTGGAGAACCAATCGGCTACCCTCGAACGTCTTCCCCTTACTACCGGGGCATCGGACGCCCGAACCGACGGGGAGTCTCTCCTACACATGGCCGCGTTGGGTGGGGGACTCTTCCCTCATTGGGCAGGGGTAGGGGATGCGTACCGTCTCGCTACTGCGACCGCTATGGAAGCCCCCCTGATGAGAGAATTCTCCAGGTATCAGAACTTTTGGGCGGCACAATTCCGCGCGGTCGGGAGAGTCGTACTGTGGGCGAAAGACCTGTGGGGGGGTACTGGTTACGATGGACTCAATGACCCCGAACTCGCCAACGACATCGACGTTTCGACCGATCGGCTCGTCGAAGTCGATCTCGTCGCTATCTCTGGAGCAATCTCCGAACTATACGACTCGACCCTCGTACCCCTCCTCGAACTCGGGGCTATCAGCCCTCAGATCGTCCAGGAGATTACCGCTTTCGTTTGGTTGAACGCCCTCCAGGCGTTGGGCGCACCGAACCCTTCCACTATGGCAGACGTGAAAAAATTCAAGCCTCAGCCTCGACCCTCTTCACTACCCACTGAACCTTCGCCCTCGGGGAACGGGTCGCAACCCGAACCGACACCCGAACCGATACCCGAAAGAGGGAAGGCGATCCGGGACGCCTCTATCGAATTCTCGGCATCAACCGAAGAGTTTCGCCGTCAACTGGAAAGGATCGGACGGCGAAAGGGGGCTCGATGAAATACCCCTGCACCAACCGAAACCCCACGCACCCGTTTTCTCGACGCCCCCGGTCATTTTCGGCAACCGGGAAGAGAGCGACCCTCCGCCCCTCCGCCCCTCCGATCGCGAGAGGCCGTCGACCCCGCAAAAACGAACGTAACGCGGGAACGTTCCCCGTCCGAAGCGGGATCGGACTGGTTGTTTCGTTCGACTCGACGGTTGACGGAGTCTCCGGTCTTCGACCGATCGACACCGTCAACCTTTTCGAAGACCGGGGTCGGGGTTTCGGGGATCGACTTCGTCGAACCCCTTCGTTCGGTAACCGGAGAAAAAAGGGTGGGTTTGGCGGGTGTCCAGGGAACGTTGGAAACGTAACGGGTGAGGCCCACTGGCGGGAGGTTTGGCTGGATGACTGATACCACTCCCCCCGGCGATCTTCACCAACTTG